TTCAATACATTTTATACAAGTATTTTCATTTAATTTGTAAACTTTAACATTTTAAACGGTTTTATTGGGATTATGATAACCTAAAAACTTTAACAAACCACGAAATAACATATTTCATTGCATCCAAACTGTGGTCGTCTCCGTTTTCTTCTGGCACATCCATTTGAATACCTTGCCATATTTTCCACGAATAATTTTCGTATTCTTGTTCTATATTTATCGATTCTTTTGTATAATGAATTTTGCTTTTTTGCATAGTTTCAATACCTGAACTAATCGAACCAGCTCCCTTTTTGGCTTGTATTATATTATATCCAGCATTCTTTAATTTTCTTGATTCTTCTTTATTTAGTTCGTTTCCTGAATCGGCTATAATCTGTTTATGTTTAGGTATGTTTAATCGTTCAAATTCATCAGATAAACTTCCTTTAATATCATTTAAGGGTTTGTATAATACTTCTCTAAAGAAATAATTTTCATCACCGTCAAACTTCATTTCAACTAATGCGCTTGGCGCACTCAATCCATAATCTAATCCGTAATAACTTTGATATGGTAATTTTTCAAAATCTGCATTATTTAATATTTCCCATCCTTTAAAAATACGATTTGGTTTTTCTGATTTTTGACCTAATCCAAATACTAACCAATGATATAAAGAAGCACTTCCTACACTTTCGTTATAAATGCAACGTTTTAACTCATTTAATTGCTTTTTAGTATAATTATTTTTGTTAAGTTCAATATTATAATCTTTATCTTTTATAAAAGAATGGCTAATTGGTTGGTATGATTGTATATGTATTCTCGATTCTTCAGGGCAAAATGGGTTATCTTCGAATGTGGAAAATAAAGTAATTGTATTTTCTTTTCTTTTCTCTTCATTTACCCAATGTGTTTGCTTAGGGTTCCAATCGAATAAAATATACTTTGATGTTCTTTGAGAAAGTTGTTTATAAACCTCATGCGAAAATTTATATGGTTCATTTATCCAGCATATGTCCTGAGTCATACCCATTGCATCATCCTCATCATCTAATCCAGTAAACCTAATAAAAGAATTATTATGTAAAAAAGTCCAAGTATGATTTGTTTTATTACGTAAAAAATATTTAGTTAAATTTTCTTTTTTGATTAAAGCATCAAATTCAAATACAGATATTTCTTTTTTTTCTAATTGCTTTTTTCTACCCATCGGGTCACTTAACCATTTAACCCAATCAATCTCTACAATTTCCCTACATGATTTTTGGGTATCTCGAAGTATAGTACAGGTTGTTAATGGGTTTTCAAATAAATCCAAGAATAGATTTTGAAAGTTACTCCAAGTCTTAGAACTTCTGGAACTGCCCTCCTCTACTATAAGTTTATAGTTTTTAGATTGAGAAGCATTCCATATGTCCTCAAAAACTTTTGTTGCTAAAAATTCTATCTCACTACTCTTCGTCATTGTTTCTAATTATACGCACACTTATAGAAGATGGGTTTTGTACTGAAATATCCCCTATAAGCTCTGTTTTTGTGGTGTCCTGTAAACTATTAAGTCTTTGAGTAATCGATGGGTTATATACCCCTAAAAGACCTCCAGTGATTTGATTTGAACGAATTTCTTTTTTGATATGCGAACAGATAGGTACAAACTCTGTGTAGTATCCATCTTTATTCTTAAAATATTGCTCAACACATCCGTAATTATTATAACAAAATACTTCAAATCCATCCATTGTATAAGGTAGTTTCATTGCATCAGTCATTCTCTGTCCCTCTTTACCAACATACTGAATTTTTAACCAATCAGTAGCCTGAACCAATAAATCTTCTTTATATAGTTTCCATGCGTGTTCTAACTCATCAGGCGTCTTAAATATTCTCGTAGGGTGCATAACATTATATTTTAAAAAACCCCGCAAGATTAAAAAACCTCCAACGGGGCAAAATTATGAATTACAAATATACAAAAAATTACAATCCAATTAGTTTTTCTGCTGTTTTTGTTAGTTCAATATCTTTTATTAAATATTTATTTAAAATCATTTCAATATTTCCATAATTTTTAAAAGACCTGTTATAATTTTCAGAAATCATAAATAAAGATTCTTCAATCCATAAAATTTTACCACTCATTCTAAAATTAGCAAACAAACATCTTTCTTTTGCTTGTTGATATTCTTGAATATCATATAAATTATCTTCAAAAGGCTCTTCTAAAACATTACCATTATCATTACAAGGAACAAACATCCATAATTCTAAAGGTTGTTTTAGGAAGTTGGCGTAGTTTAATATTAATTTCCTATAAGTCCTTGTTGGTTTAAATTCTTTATCTTGCTCTAAAACAAAATCTATCATTGATATTAGTTTCATATCTTCTCAAAATTAATTATACATTTCATACCGTTTTCTTTTGCTTTCAATTGCAAGGCTTCTATTTCTTTATCGTAGTCTGGTTGTGGTTTGATTCTAATTTGACCCATTACTTCATGCCAATTTAATCCATCAAAAATCTCATATTTAACTTCTTCCTCCCAACTATCGCAAGCCATTAAAAATGTTTCAGCATCAAATATTTCGTAAACAAAATTACATTCAGTATTATAAACAATATTCATATTATTAAAATTTTTTACTAAAGATGTATTTTTATCCCAACTAACCAAATTTTTAATAGGTGATTTAATCCTATCCTTAATACTTTCAAACTGTTCCTGCGTGCATCTCATTGCTATTTTTCTCATAATTTATTCATTTTAGATTCGTAAATATAATATATTATTTCATTATTTTTTATTCTAATCTTATCCACTTGGAAATCATTGTAAAAAGCCAATTTTCCTATTTTTATTGGCATTTCTTTCATTGTATAAAATCTTTGGTAAACCTGTTTTTTTGTAAGATTTAATTCTAAAGATATTTCTTTAATATTATAAAGTTTATTCATCTTTCCAATCTTTTAAACTTTTTTCAAAATCTAATTCTTCACTAAGTTCCATACCTACTGATATAGCTATGTATAATGCTATACAAAGCACAAATACAATAAGTGATAACAGTAACACTCCGACTAATAAAAATTCGTTATTCATGATGTTGCTTTTTTAATTAGTTGTTCTTTACTTTCAATTAAATCCTCTAAATCAGTAATTAAATAACCTCCTAATTCATCTAATTGTTTTAATACTTTTTTTAGAATTTTAATCTCTTGTTTATTATTAAATAACATCTCAGGCGCACAAGCTATTAATTTAGCATTGGCTTCTGCTTCTTTAATATTAGGCATATAACTTACGTCTTTCGATAATACATTTGCTATAGTATGAACCGAACCTTCTAAAGAAACATCATATCCTTTATTAGCATTTATATTATAATTCCATTTAATTCCTTTAAATTCGCTCATAACTTTAATATTTAAATAAGTTTTTTTGATTCCCACATAATAATACGGATATATAATCCCAAAGTTGCTCTAATTTTTTCATGGTGTTTAAATTTTAATATAATTAACAATTTCATTATTAATAAATCCATGAATACTTTTATAATTTATTCCTGAATCACATAAAATCCAAGTATGTTTGTTTTTGATGTTAATTGACATTACAATTTCACCAGTTGATAACTTATTTAGTTTTTTAATCAAATTAACATTAAGTTGGTTTGGTTTTAAATAAGTTTGTCTTTTTTCCTCTTTTAATAATTTTACAGTTTTCATAATTATTGATTTTTATAAATTCCTTTTGAATACTTTGCGTCGTTTAATTGTTTTTTTTCATAAGCAATATATTTTGCATTTGCTTCCGATGGAGCTGATTTTTTATAAACTTTAACTTTTCCAAATTCAGATTCTACAACCTCAATAGTTGAGGTTTGAAACATTTTAATTTTACCTTTAATGTCTTCTGCGATTGTGAACGCTCCTTTTTCTCCTGTTACTTTGTAAGTTGTTCCGTTGTTGATGATTGCTTTCATAATTTCTATTTTTTTATTGTTGTTATTTCTTCTACAAATATAAGACTTAATTTCACATATACAACAAAATGATATAAAATAAATGTTATTTATAATTATTCTAAATAGTTAACTTTTAAATTCTGTTTCAAAATCAGTCCAAACTAATACTTCGAACCCTCTTCCTTTTAACTGTTTAATCCTTAATTTCTGAATTTCTGACAATATCCCAATAGTTTGTTTTACTTCTATAAACTTACATTTACCATCCTTTAAAGCCATTAAATCAGGAATACCTATCATGGACGTACGTATTAATTTAATTACTTCCCAACCCTCTTTTTCTAATCTTTTTATTATTTTAGATTGTATTTGTGATTCTTTCATTTTATGTCTTTTTTAAATTGTGATAGTGTATAATTTTTCTTAGCCATTATTGATTTATAAATAGAGGATTCAATCCCTCCTTTTGCAAAAATCCAAAATATATTATTTTCTTTTCTGTCCATTGTAGTTAATCTATCACGTGATTGCCAGTAAGAAGTAGCCGAAAAATCAGGGGTTAAATAAATTAAATAATCTGCATTTTTCAAACTTATTCCCTCACGCCCTGATACTATTTGCAAGGCTATATTTTTATTTGTGTTATCAAATGTTTCTAAATCAAAACAAATATTATCCTGATAAAATAATTTAATCATTTCAAGCTCTTGTTGAAACTTATAAAATATAGCTATCTTATTATATTTAAACTTTTCATTTATAAATACTAATTTAGAATCATCTAAAATAATACCGTTACCACTTTCTAAAATAACAGTCCCGGAATATAATTGATGCAATTTACTCATTAACTTAACTGCAGTATCTGCTAAAATTAAATCATTTTTACCTTGATAAAGATTATTTTTTTTTAACTCTTTAGCTATTTTATAAATAACCGGGAGCATTTCAACTTCTAAGATAGTTTCTTTTACATTAGTTTTAAATCCAGCATCTTCCTGAGTAAATGTAATCATATACTTATCTGTAATTGATTTTATTTTTTCCTGATTAGCATCTGTATAATCATTTATTACGCCATAACCTAAATGCTTTTGCTTGACATTTACAAAATCTTTTACCCATTTATAAAAATTAATATAATTCTTAAAAGGGGTATGTTTAGATAACCAGAACTGATGATATATTTGCGAATAACTTTCAGGTGTTGGAGTACCACTTAAAAAGATAAAAGGCAAATTACTAAACTTTTCCTTAATTATCTTAGTTGCTTTGTTTGGTTTCGGAAATGCTCCGTTTCTATGATGTTCGTCGCTTATGATTAAATCATATTTATCTTTGATTAAATGAACACTTTCATTATTTGCAACAGTTAGTTCATAATTATAATTTAAAGCCTTAAAATCGCTTAAAATAGAGTTAATCGCTTTTTTCTTAGTTAAGAACAAAACCTTATTAGCTCCAAATAATTTTGCTGTTTCTAATGCCATTAAAGTTTTCCCTGTTCTAACCTCACAACATAGATAAACTATATTTAATTCTTTTAATATTTCATTTGCTTTATTAGCTATTTCCGTTTGGTACTGTCTTAATTCCATAATTTTAATGTTTTTTAAAGTGTAAACTAAGTGTAAACCAAGTGTAAACCTACTTTACAGTGTTTTTTCAATGGGGGCAAGGCTTAACAAGGAAAGTGTAAACTGTAAACCGCTTTTTTATAAATAATTTATTTTTTTTAATTTATTTTTTTTCTAATTACTAAGTGTAAACTGTAAAGTGTTTACAATTTCTTCTGTAAGCCTTATAAACATTGACTTTTTACTGTAAACTAAGCCACTGTAAACTTTACACTTTTTCAAACTCTTTTACCCATTTACCTATCGTTACTCTAGAAATCCCTAAAAGTTCTGCTGTTTCTGTTTTATTAAAATTTTTAGTTAATTTCCATATTTCAAACAGCTTTTCTTTTTCATTTTTACCTTTATTAGCTGTGATTGTAGTTTTTAATTTCGAAACCTCAACTGAATTAACTTTAATTTTCTTTGCAGTTGCTATAAAATACTTACTTAGTTTTTCGGCTTTTAAGATACTTTCTTTTGAAATTAACAATGTATTACCACCATCACCAAAGAACTCGTCAAACGTATGAATTAAGCACGCAAACCGTGGGATATAACTCTTTTGTTTAGGAAACATTGACTTTAGGTATTCATTTTCTTCTTCATTATTCTGTATGTCTGTCATTTCGTTAAACATTCGTTTCCATTCAATTTTAGCGTCATCCGAAAATTTAGCAGTTAAAGCAATTATTTCTCCCTCATCATCTCTTTTAATAACTCCCTTAATCGTATCATAAAATGAAATAACTATTTCTTTATACCAATTTAAAATACTATCGCTAATTTCGTTGTCGTTATATTTATCAATCTTTAAATCAGGATAACATAAAAGCATCCTATCCATAAATCCGTTGTCTTTGTTTTCGTCTGTATAAAATGTATTAAAAATACTTGGTTGGATACCTCCAAGAACTGGAATAAATGGTTTTTCAACAAATGAACCTTTACGAGTTAAACGGTTAAGATTTACAGATTTGCCACTCCAAGTGCTTAACCAAAATTCAAGGTCAGAACCCTCTCTGTATTTATTCATATCTTTAAGCCATCCTGCTAATTCGTCCTTAAAAACTCCAACTGAATTATCACTTTCCTGATGTAAATCAACTAAGGCTTCAAGCGTAATGTCATTTGCTATGAATTGCGTTTTAATAGGCTTAAATACTTCGCTATGTTCGTCTTTTTCTTTTTTAGGTAAGTTTATATAATATTCGTATTTTTCGCTTTCTTTAATGTATTTTTTGATTTCCTTAGCATTAATTTTTGTTAATGGAAAAACTACATTTGAAATACTCGGAGTTTTACCAAGTCCAGCTTTTCCGACTATTGAAATCCAAACGGTAAGGTTTTCAATCCATCCTTTTTTAACCTCAACATTTATTGAAT